TATTAATTGCTCTTTTATTTATAACTTTATCAAACATTGTATTTTGATTAGTACTTGATACATATTCCCAAAATGCTGTTATTTTTTTACCATCTGGATAATTTAACTCAGTTCTATAAAGTGGCGTAGGTGTCGCACCTAAATCATTAAAATCAGCTGGAGATACTGGGTTTTGTGTTGTAAAATTTATATATCCATTAGCTTTAGCTTGATAATATTTTTTATTTCTAATCGACCATACTATCGTATTAGTCGTGCAATACACATTAGTAGGGTCTGGTATTTTAATATCGTTATATAAATCAAACCCAAACTTATTGCTCGTATCTGTGCTATTCCAAACAAACTGAACCGTGGGAGTAGTATCAACCAAAGCACTATAAATATTATTTAAATAGATACATAATTGACCTTCAATATAAGCACTGTTTTTATTAAAAGCACTTATATTTTCAGAGGGAATACTATTAAAAGTAGTTGTAATTGGTTTACTTTCAAAAACTATCAATTTGTTTGCACCTTAACCTTTCTTGCTCCGTTTACTACGCTATCTAAAATATCATAAGTTTTTTTAGGATAAGTAGATAAACTATCCTTAATTGTAGTTAAAATATCTTTAATTTCTGTTGATAATCCATCAGATGTTACATAATTACTCGATACATTTGCTAAAGTTGGAACGTTTGCAGTAATTCCAGCTATATTTTCTACTAATGCAACATTTGAAGCAATGCCAACTATATTAACGCTTAATATCTGTTCTTCAAGATTTAAAGCACTCTCTAACGCTGTTAAATTACCTACTAATTGAGACGTAATACTTTTACTTACTGATTCTTGACTTTGGATATTTGTTGCTAAGTCGTTAACTTCTCCAACTAAATCACTTAATCTACTTTGTTGAGATTCTGTTAAGTTTCCATTTAAAGCTAAAAGCGAATCAATCTCTTTTCTTTTTTCCCAAAAAGATTTTATTTGTTGAGTTGCACTCATTGAATCGGTATTTGCACCCGCTAAAGTCTTAATTGTATCAGATACTGAATCACCTAAATTTGTGAAAGTGCCTAAAAGTTTTTCTAAAATAGTTTTTGTTTCTGCTACTTTTGTATTATAATCTTCTTGCGAATATATCTGTTTTAATAAAGACTTGCTTGTTTCATCGGTATAGTCTGATAATTCTCGTTGTCTTTTAATCAAAGTAGTCATACTATCATCTGAAGAATATTGAGTATCTTGTAGTCTTTCTTCTAATGTTTTTCTTTGAGTTGCTAATTCTGTATTTTTAGAAACTACTGTATTATAATCTTCTTGCGAATATATCTGTTTTAATAAAGACTTGCTTGTTTCATCGGTTGCGGCTGCCAATTCTTGTTGTCTTTGAAATGCTGTTTTTTGTTCGTCTGTCATTCCAATTTGTGCTAATCTATCGCTTAATGTTTCAATATTTGCAAGTCTTGTTTCTTCTGCTTGTTTTTGAATTGATATTTTTTCATCTTCTGCTTGCTTTAAAGTTGCAAGACTATCTTCAACATCTGAAATTGTATCATTAAATGTGCTACTTAATGCTATTAATCTTCCATACGCCTTAGCTCCTGAATCAGTTGAAGTATCAATACTGTTTATTAAGCTTACAAAAGCTTCTCTCGTTTGTGGTAAAGAATAACCAGCGATTGCAAATTCATCACTTAATCTGCTCATTTCAACTTTTATTCGTTCCGAATCAGTTAAAAAATTTTCCATATATGCAGAAGTACCACTTTCTAATAGTGATATGCTTCCCGCTCCTAAAATCATTGAACTTGATAGATTACTTGCACTTTGAGAAGTTGCAGTTAATACATCTCTAATGTTTCCAAAAGTTAAATATGTATTGTAAAGTTCTTCGGTTGTTGCACTCATATTTCCAATCATTTGTACTACACCGTTATTTAATCCGTATGTAGCTTCATCTGCTTTTATAATAGATTGCGCTAACGCTTCAAATCCGACTACACCTTGCTTATTTACAATATCAGTATATTTAACAATAGAAGTACCTAATCTATCAATATAAAATTCCGACTCTTGAATCCCCGTTGCAACACGCGTCAAGGTAGTTAATAAGCCTTCTCCCACTTGTTGAAAGCCAGTTAAATTAGGGATTACAGATTTTGTTAAATCATCTCCAACTTTTGAAAAAATGTTAGTTAAAATTTCTTGAATCTCTGCACCAGTTTTATCTTTTAGAGAAACTTTACCAATTGAAACTACAAAATTATCTAAGCTGTTATATAGAGACTGACTGCTTATGTCTAGTGCCTGACCTGATAATAAAACTGTATCGTATAATCCACCTAAAACTAAAGAAAATTGATTTTCAATTTCATCATCTAACCCAGAAAAAACAGTACTTAATTTTGTTTTACTTGAACTACCAAACCATGATTTTTTCTTTGTTGTTGTAGCTATTGTTTGATATACACTTCCTTCAAAATCATTTTTAGCATTTTTTAATAAAGCATCTGCAAAAGTAATTCCACTATCTTTTAATTCTCGAGATACTGAGCTTTTTCCAAACAATCCACCTAATACAGAATTTACTGCACCACCTAGAATATTAGTTATTGCACCACCTAGCAAAAGTTTATCTATTCCCAAAAGTGCTAACCCAGCTGGACCAGCAAAAGACAATGCACCTAATGCACCAAACCCACCAGTCGCACCAGCAACAGCTAAAGCACCAGCACCCCCACCAACCGCACCTAATGTATTTCCAAATCCTATATTATTTTTATATCCAGTATCAAAACCACCACTATAATTAGTACCTAACGCAGTAGCTGAGTTTTGAACTAATAAAGAAGATACTCCACCGATATTATTAGCAATAGTTTTCAAATAGCTATTCATACTATTTAATACTTCGTATTGAGGTTCTGCAAAATCTTCTAAAGTTTTTAAAGCATTTGATATTGATTCACTTGCTTTTTTAGAATCTCCTAAAGTTGAGCCAGTTCCAGTATTTGCAGTTTGAGCAGAAAACGAATCGCTTGTTGTTGATGAGCTATTCATTCCAAGTGCTACACCAATATTCCCAAGTAAAGATTTAACCATTATAGCCATTGCAGCCATTCTTGGAATTGCAGTATAAGGGTCACCAGTTCCAGCAGTTAAAATAGCTCGAGTACCTTCAACTAATGCTAAAGATAATTGAGCAGCCTGAAATGTTGCAGCTTCTTTACTTCCTTGTTCAAACATTGACCCTAATGCACCAGCCATATTAATATAACCGTTCATTTGGTCTTTTCTAAACATTTCTTCGTTTTTAGCTTCTTCTTCTGAACCTTTAGCTATATCTTTTCTATTTTCTTCGTATTTCTTAGTAGCTTTGTTTAAATCTTGAAATGATTTTTCTATTCTTTGAACTGATTTATCATCTCCTATTGTATCAAGTTCAATAGTAGTATTAAAATCTAATTTCTCTTTTAATTTGTCAAGTTCATCATTCCAAGATTGATAAAAAGATTTCATTCTCTCATCATCAAAAAGAGCATTTCCGTCTATCGCTTCAAACATTTCCATATATTTAGCGTTAATTTTATCTACTTCGCTTGTAGTTATATCCATGGCTTGATTTACTAAATCTTGTTTAGCTTTTTGAGCGTCTAAAGTTCCGTTAACTTTTTCGATTGATTCTTGCCAACTTTTATTAAATGCTAGTTTTTGTTCATCGTTAAAAGTCTCGTAAGCTACATTATACATTTCAAGATATTTAGCGTTTACTTTATCAACTTCGCTTATTGTTAGTTCTGTTGCTTCTTTGGTTAGATTTTTGATTCTATCTTCAGAATCTTTAATTGCTTTTTCTTTATCTGATTGTGCTTTTTTTCTTTTTTCTACTGCTTCTTTATCAAGATTATCAATCTCATCATTCATTTGTTTTTGGATTTTTGCTGCATTTTCCGCAGTCATTTTTCCAGCCGCTGTTAAATCTTGAAATAATTTAGCGTACTTTTGTATTACTAATTCTTGTGGATTTAATATTGCTTTTAAATCGTCTGTTAATTCAGATGGTTTTTTTTGTTGTGAAGTTGTAGAATTTCCACCTTTTAAAGCTTCATTTCTTTTTTCAATTAATGCAATACTTTTTTCTAATTGTTGCTTTTCTTTATATACTAAATCATAAGCACCACTATAACCCATTAATTTTTGAGATTCGCTATACCCTTTGATGTTTTTATCCATCTCTTTAAGTTCTTTGTTTACATCAACTAATCTTGCTTTTAATTCTAAAGTATCAAAACTATTAGCTAGTTCTTCAACTGATAAACTTAAATTATCACTTCTTTTTTTTGCTTCAATAAAGCTTTCAGATAATCCATAAATTGCAGTTACTGCAATTCCTAAAGCGGATAATTTCATAGCCTTGTTAAATGCAACTTGTGAAGCTGTGGCTAATACTATTGCACTATTAACCGCTCCATAACTTCCAGCAAATAAAGCATTATAAGCTGTTGCTATTTGAACTGCTATATTGTAGGCTTTTACTCCAACTGCTAAAGCTCCAGCACTCAAAGCAACTTGAGTAATTGTTTCGGCTGTGTCTGTTATGGCTTGTAAATTTTCTCCACTAATCGAATCTAAATATTTAGAAATATCATTAAAAATTAAAGCTATTCCCTTACTTACACCTGACATTTTATCAAAATCACCAATTATTTTTTGAATTGAATTTGATATATTTTGAGAAGATTGTGAAATGCTTTTTTCCATTTTGCTATAACTAGAATCAACACTTCCAGAAACTTTAGATAGTGCGTTAGCTAATACATCTGCGGTAATTTTTCCATCTGCTCCAAGTTGTTTTAATTCTCCAACTGCTACGCCCATTCCCTCAGCTATTGCCTTTGAAAGTCCTTGTGCATTTTCGTTGATAGATTTAAGTTCATCGCCTTGCAATAGACCACTTCCGAACGCTTGACCTAATTGTAAAATAGCAGCACTTGCACCCTCTGCTGTTGTTCCTGATATTGCAATAGCTTTATTTACAGTTTCAACTGTTCTGAATATATCTGCTTGACTTTTTCCCATTGCTAACATTGAAGTAGATAATTTTGAGTATAAGTCTACATTTTCACCAAATCCGCTTGATGTAATTTGCGATACTTCAAATAATCTTTTTTGTGCTATTGTATATTCTTCTGTTGTTTTAGTAACTAATTTAAGTTTATTGTTTGCAGATGTGATTAAGTCTAATTGAGTTGTGAAGTTTTTAGCAATATCTAAAGTATTTAAACCAACAAAAGCACCGATTAAACCTTTAACGGCGTAAGTCATTTGTTTTGTTGTTTTGTTTACGGCTGTCTCGGCTCTATTAAACCCTTGAATTAGTTGCTGTGTATCAGCCTTTACATCTATTAAAAGAGTCCCGAGTGTATTTGCCATGTTTAAATCCTTTAAATGCTTTTAAAAGCTGATATTAATTGTTTGTTTTTTTCCGCTTGACTAAGTATAGGTTTTGACTTTTTACAAATCATAAAATCTTCATGTTTAGATTTAGACTTACCGAATCCACTAATCTGTAAGCAAACGGTCGCTAATTGCATTTCTATTCTATCTGCAAAAAATGGCTGTTCTGAATAAAACTCATACCACTCATAAAGCTCTCTTAGACTCATACAGTTTTCAAGTTCCGTAACTGTTCTAAATCCAGTTACTCCAATTAGTTTAAAGAGGAATTTTCGTTCCTCTTTTACTTTTTTTCTTCTTCTTCTTTTGTTAATTCTGACTTAGGAGTTTTAGAAATTTCAGCTTGTTTTTTTAAAAACTCTTCTCTTTCTTCTTTATTTTTTCCAATCAAAGGAATGTTATTAAATATTCTTTCAAGTCCTTCTGCGTATGATTGGCTAACGCTTGTTAGGTCTTCATCTATTGACATTGTAGGCTCTACCATAGTGCAACTACACGCATATTTAATAACATCAGATAAAGGCTTATTCTCATTTATCATTTGCCTATAAGTTGCTGCTTCACTAATTGAAAGTTCTCTTACAACAACTTCCCCGTTCCACTCTGGAATTTCTAAAACTTCTTGTTTTAAGTTTCTTAATCTTAATAAATCTTCATTGTTTAATCTCATAATTTGCCTTTGTAGTTTTTAATTTGTATGTAGTTTTTAAATGTTTCACATGAAACATAATGGCGGGAAAACTACAACATAAACCCGCCATTATAGTTATGAAGCCATAATTAAATTTGGTTTTGTACAAATCTCAATCGTTGGATTATACATTACTGCATTATCTTTAGCTATTCCCATTGTAGGAGTTGAAATTGCAGCTTCAAAAGTAATTGAAGTTTTATTTCCAGTTGTAGGTGTAATTTGGTCATTTAATAAAATGATTAATTTTCTTCTTGTTGAATTATCCCACATATCTCTTAAATCATCTTGACCTACTGTATCAGCTGGGTCAAATAATAATTGAGGTGTAATATTTGATAAAGAAATAGCACCTAAACTTTTAAATGCAGCATCTGAACTCATACAAGTATATTCCGTTGCACTTCTTGAACCTAGAGAAATATCTCCTAAATCTAATAAACAATTAATTTGTTTACCCGCTGCAATTGCTGTTTTAATTTCTGCTGCTGTTGTTGTTGCTACTGATGTAGCTACTAAATAAGCTGTTGTACCTTGTGATTCAATAACTTTCATAAGTTAATCCTTTAATTTAAAATCAATAATTTGTCTAAAAAGTGCTGTTTCGTTTTCGTAGTCATCCATAATACTAATATTATTAGAATCCATAAAACCTACTAAAGCATTTTTAACCGCTTCACTTATAGCCTTTACATTTGAATATGTAAGACTAAAACAATCTATTTGCATTCTATAATCGCCCTGATAAATTTGACCCCCCATACATTGAAGTTTAAGTCCTGATATTACTTGATAAGTAAGATAAGGTTTTACTACATTCTGTGGAGCTACCATTGGATAGACTCTTTCATTTATTAAAGCTTTTATAGCTACATTAGATTTTAAAAGTTGATATACATCACTTTCTGTCATTGTTTAGCCTTTTCAACTTCCAAAGGAAGTCTTTCAGCTAAATATTTTCGTGTTTCTTCTATTGCTTTTGTTCCGTTTTTTTCAAACGCAGGACGCATAAAAGGCTGTGGTCTAGTAATAGATGTACCAAATTCAGCTTTTCTACCTTCTTCTATGATTCTTGCATAGTTATATCGTTTAATTCCGTTTGCATCTTGTAGCGTATGTATAGTTCTAGTCATTGGAGCTACTGCAAATAAAATAGTGTGCTTTTGTCTTGTTTTAGCTCTTCTTGTTTGGATTGATTTTCTCAATCTTCCACTTTTTACAGGAACTAATCTTTTTGCTTCATCTCGTACTGTGTTTGCACCCGCTCGAATAGCACCTACCATTACATTTGTAGCAACATTAGTAGATAACTTTTTTAATGCTTTAATTAATTCATCTGCACCAGTAATACTTAAATTATCTGATTTTACATTAGTATAACTAGCCATTAATCTTCTCCTCTGTTAAAATTTCTAATTCACTTCCCATTTCTGCAAAATTACGAATATTTTTAATCTTAAATTTTCTACCTTGAAAATCTATTTGCATTGAAGCGTTTAGATTAGGAATAAATCTAATTTTAATCTTATGTGTAACTGTTGCAAAATCTTTATTAGCTAAAAAAGTTTCTTTACCACTAATTGGAGTTATTGAACTCCAAACAGTTTTAAAGTCTTGATAATTACCTTGCTCTATTTCTCCAAAATCATTAGTAGTTGTTCCAATAGTTTGGAATGTGATTTTGTGTCTTAAAGCTCCACTTCTCATATTGGTTGAATCCTAAACATATTTAACATCTTGTCTAATAATGGATTAGCATTTTTATCAATACTAACACCGATTACATAATTTTCTCTATTTTCATACATTGTAGATACAGCCATACGAATATAAGCAATAATTCCACTAGGAACAACATCATAACCACTAATAAAAGTGATTTTAAAGGCTCTTTTATCTTGTTTATAAGGTGGCAATTGATTTATGTGCAGTTTAGTGATTTCATTCTCTATATACACATAATAATCATCTGTACTCATAATTTGATAAGTTCCGTTAATATCCATATATTCAATTTTAGAAACTGATTGAACTGGATTTTTAGGAAGTGCAAAACCTGAATAAATAATTTCATTTGTTAATTCAAAAGTAGCAGTCATTAATTGTCGATTAGTATAGTTTTCTGCGTATTCTCTCGCACCACTTATAAATGACTCAATTAGTGTATCTTCATCATTTTCTAATATATGCATAAAAGTTTTTGAATCTTCTAAGCTTAAAGGCTCGCTAATTGGTGCTACTGTTTGAATTAAATTCATTATTTACCTTTTTTTGGCTTTTCGATTACTTCATCTTTTTCGATTGTTTCTTCAACAATTTCAGACTCAATACCAACTGCTTTTAGTTCGTTTTGTCTATCTTCATTAATTTCGATTACTTCATCTTTTTCGATTGCTCTATCAAGATTTTTATCAAAATATGGAGTTTTAATTTTTACTTGCATAAGTTACCTTTCTTTAAGATACAGCTAATTGCTATATCTTAAATCGCCTTTTATTGCTACTGCTGCACCAACTTTTGAATTTTCATCACAACTCGCTTTTACTGCAAAGTATGCAAATCCATTGTTAGTATCAAACTCATCAGCTAATACCTCAACTTGAACTGTAACCACACCATTACCAACTGGAGCTGTTCCAGTTACTGCTGCTTTTAATGCTTTTGCATTTGCACCAGCTGCACTAGTAGCTTGTAATAATTCAATCGTTGCAATTTTTCCAGCCGTTAATGAAGCTGTTGTTAAAACTGCTAAAACTCTATTGCAACCAGCCATACTAATGTATGACCCCGTTACATCTGCTGTTCCTATATCTTGTGGTGCAATTGCTTGTACTACTGATAGTTTTTCTGCTAATTTATTCATAATTTACTCCTTATACCGCAGGTACATCTAAGATAACGAATGGAGATACTGTCTCACCGTTTTCTAGTTTTAATTTGTCGTTTAATGATGATTGACCATCTACATTTGAAATAACTTTAAAGATTGTATTATCTTCTAGGAATTGATATTGTGAAGATGCTTCAACAATTAATCCACTTCCCTCTTTGATGTAGTAGTAAGATAAATCCAATAACATAACATCTGCTTTTGTTCCCTTAGTTGGTGTTCTTTCTGACCATCTAACTGGATAACCTAACATCATTCCGCCCATTCCAGTAATACCATTAGTGTAAATTAGTTTACCTGATCCATCTTCCATCGATAAAATTGTAGAAATTAAAGTTTGAGAAATTATCCATTCTTTCATTTCACCCTTAGAAGATTGAAGCATATTTACTAAATCTATATACTTAACCGTATTTGCAGTATTTCTATTGATTGATTTTGATAAGAATTATTTTCAGTATATGTTTTTGGTATTGATGCAGAAGATGTTGTCCAAAATAAATCACTATTTAAATAATATAATGTACCACCAATAGTAATAGTAATAATAACAAGTATTTTTTGATTTATATTTGCAGCTTGATAATCAAAAGAAAATGTTGCACTACCTCCATACATATTTGCTAAGTATGCTGAATTAGTTGTAATTGAAGCAGTACCAGAACTTAGGTAAAATATACTATATCTATT